TATCTAAAGGAGGCTTACCAGGAAACTGTGCAGCCGCTATTGATGCTAATCCTGTAAAAACAGCAGAAATATTTTCTAAGGCTGAAGCAACCAGTGGTGCAATGAGTAAAGTTAAAAATGCAGCAACAACCTTTTTAGGTATGTTGGGTAGAGGCGGAGTGAAAGCTGCGCCATACGCAGCACTTGCTGCGGTAGGTGCAGGTATAGAACCGCTAGTGAAACAATTCAGAATTGATGACCCAACAACGTATTTAACAGACGAAAGTCAAATGAAAGGAATGCTTCTGGCAACGATTGAAGGAGAAACTCCAAAAGTTGATGAAGAAATTTTAAAATGGCAGTATCCAGGTTTAGCGGCAGCGACAGCTGCAGGCGCGATCCCTGGTGCCGGAGAAGTGTACAAACAACGAAGAGCCATTCGTCCAGATAAACTTATAGGGCCTATGGAAAAAGGAGTGGGTCCAGCGCGAGCCGCTTTAGGAATCAAAGGGGTATTAGGAAAAGCTTTAGGAGCAAGTTTCTCTCCACTGGCTGTAGCAGCCACCCTTCCGATCAGTGTAGCAGCTCAAAGAAAAGGAGGAACGGAGTGGGGAGACATTGCCACAGATCCATTAAATTGGATGGCACCTGCATTCGCAAGTACAGGAGCTGAGATGGCAACTCGAGGAGTTAAGAATCCATTATTATTAAAAGCCTTAAGAATGGGAATGAGTCCTAGAACATTATCACTCGTCGCACGAAGATTTGGCATACCGGGTCTGGCAATCAGTGCTGGAATGTGGGGCTACGACAAATGGAAAAACAGAGGAGTCAATGACCCAGAAGATTAAAAGATTGACTTTAACAATTCCTCCTTTAAGAGGACCGTGTCCACAAGGGTTGAATGTACCTTTAAAACAAGTTAAAACTGTGTTAAAATCGGAGAACATCAATGGCAGACAAAGACAACATCGACAAGGCTCTACCGAACGTAGACCAAGAAGTCGTATTACCTAAAGAAGACATCGTTGTAACGGAAGAAGATAAGCTATCGGAAGTGACCCCCGATGGTGCTGAAGTTATTATGGATGAAGAAGGTGGAGCGGAAATCAATTTTGATCCCAGAGCTCAACAACAGAATCCTCAAGATCATTTTGCTAATTTAGCGGACACATTATCCGATGATATCTTAGACCCGATTGGTTCGGACCTGTATGAAAATTACATGCAGTATAAAGGGTCAAGAAAAGAATGGGAAGATACCTATACAAAAGGTTTAGACTTATTAGGATTCAAGTATGTGAATCCAACACAACCGTTTCAAGGAGCCAGTGGTGCAACGCACCCCGTGCTCGCAGAAGCGGTGACACAGTTTCAAGCACAAGCTTATAAAGAATTACTTCCAGCAATGGGTCCTGTACGGACTCAAGTCTTAGGAAGACCGACTAGACAAAAAGAAGAACAGTCTAATCGAGTTAAAAATTTCATGAATTATCAAATCATGGATGTTATGAAAGAGTACGAACCTGAGTTCGATCAAATGCTCTTTTATCTACCGTTAGCAGGATCTGCTTTCAAAAAAGTTTATTATGATGAACTTTTAGGACGAGCGGTTTCCAAGTTTATACAAGCTGACGATTTAATTGTCCCGTATACGGCTACCTCATTAGCCGATGCGGAGGCGGTTATGCATGTCATTAAAATGTCAGAAAATGACTTAAGAAAAAAACAAGTCTCTGGTTTTTATGTTGATATCGAATTGAAACCCGGTTATGACCAGGAAACAGAGGTCGAGAAAAAAGAAAGACAACTCGAAGGAATTAAAAAAACACGAGATGAAGATATATTTACGATCCTAGAGTGTCATGTTAATTTAGATCTTGAAGGGTTTGAAGATATTGGACAAGACGGAGAACCTACAGGAATTAAGCTTCCTTATATTGTAACAATAGAAGAGAATTCACGAAAAGTTTTATCAATCAGACGAAACTACAAACAAGAAGATTCATTAAAAAACAAAATACAATACTTTGTTCATTTCAGATTTTTACCTGGAATGGGCTTTTATGGTTTTGGATTAATTCATATGATTGGCGGTTTATCAAGAACAGCAACCACTGCTCTACGTCAATTATTAGATGCAGGTACATTAAGTAACCTCCCTGCAGGTTTTAAACAAAGAGGAATACGTGTAAGAGACGAAGCACAGGCTATTCAGCCCGGCGAATTTAGAGATGTCGATGCACCTGGTGGAAACATCAAGGATGCTTTTATGACTCTACCTTTCAAAGAACCATCACAGACATTATTGTCGTTGATGGGAATTGTTGTCCAAGCAGGACAAAGATTTGCCGCCATCGCTGATATGCAGGTCGGAGACGGCAACCAGCAGGCCGCTGTTGGTACGACCATTGCACTCTTAGAACGTGGTTCCAGGGTCATGTCAGCGATTCACAAACGATTATTTGTGGGGCTTAAGCAAGAATTTAATTTGCTAGCTGGCGTATTTAAAACGTATTTACCTCCCGAGTATCCTTATGATGTCGTGGGGGCACAACGAAATGTAAAAGTTACCGATTTTGATGACAAAGTAGATATTGTTCCGATTGCAGATCCTAATATTTTTTCTCAATCTCAAAGAATTTCTATGGCACAAACAGAATTACAACTCGCTCAAGCCAATCCGCAGCTGCATAATATGTATGAAGCGTTTTATGCCATGTATAGTGCGATCGGAGTGAAGGAAATTGATAAAATTTTACCTCCTCCACCTCAACCTACGCCTTTAGATCCGGCAGTAGAGAATATTATGGCTTTATCTTCAAAACCTTTTCAAGCTTTTAAAGGTCAAAACCATCAAGCGCACATTACCTCGCATTTAAATTTCATGTCGACGAATTTAGCGCGAAATAATCCGATGATTTTAGGTGCATTGGAAAAAAACTGTTTTGAACACATCTCCATGATGGCTCAAGAGCAGATTGAAGTGGAATTTAGAGAAGAAATAATGCAATTACAGCAACTACAACAAATGATGCAGCAAAATCCAGCGATGCAACAGAATCCACAGGTGCAACAACAATTAATGCAGATGACTATGAAAATTGAAGCTAGAAAAGCTGGATTAATTGCAGAAATGATGCAAGAATTTAAAGATGAAGAGAATAAGATCATGGGTCAGTTCGGAAATGATCCCATTGCCAGATTAAAGGCAAGAGAACTAGATTTAAGAGCTATGGATGATTCAGTTAAGAGAGAACAGGATCAAGAAAAGATTAATTTGGATAAATCCAAGCAATTAATGGGTCAACAACAGTTCGATGAAAAATTAGAACAGAATGAAGAGCTCGCAGAACTACGAGCAGATACTTCTCTTGCTAAACAACAGATGTCCAATGAGGTCAAGATATATTCCGATAGGATGAAACGTAAAGACGTTAAAACCTTGAAAGGCCCAAGAAGATAAGATACAACCCAATAAGGAGAAAAATATGACAAAAACAGAAGTAGGATATCCAGAAGGCGGCAAAAAGTATAAAGAAGAGCCGGGCAAAGTAGGACAAGATCCTAGAGCTGATATTTTGACGAATGACTTTACACCTGGTCAAAAAATAGACAAAGGAACTAAAGTTACCGTTAAAGGCGTAGGCAAAGCTAGAAAACAAACAGCAACCTGGTTCTAATATGTGGTTTGGTCTAGCGAGGATGGCTCTGAAGACAGGGAGTCATATATATCAAAATAGACAAAAGACAAAAGCTGCAATGTCAGATGCTGCTTTGATGCATGCCGAGCGTATGGCCCGAGGTGAGGAAACTTACCAGGGCAAGCTTTTAGAATCCCGGGATAAAGATTACAAAGACGAATTCGTCCTGTTGATAATTTCGGCGCCCATCATAGTGCTCGCCTGGGGAGTTTTCAGTGACGACGCGCAAATGATGGAGAAGGTGGAGCTTTTCTTTCATCATTTTGGCTCACTGCCAATATGGTTCCAAACTTTGTGGATTACCGTCGTAGCGAGTATTTTTGGAATAAAGGGAACACAAGTGTTCAGAAATGGAGGACCTAAGAAGAAATAGACTTGCATTTAGGAGCAAGTTATACTAACAATTAAACAAGGATAATATTATGGCAAAGAAAAAGAAAAAAAGTTGGAAAAAGAAACTTCTCAAAGCTGCTTTAATAGGTGGAGCACTTTATGGTGGTTCTAAATTATTAAAAAACAGACGTGCTGCATCTATTGCAGATATGGATGATGCAGGTATCGGAGTAACTCATCCTGCTTTAACAGACACAGCACCTGTTGCAGAAAATGTAGTACCAGCAGATACAAAACCAATTATTGGAACTGGTGGCGGAGGAATACATCAAGGTAAACCTAAAAAGATAAACCCTTGGCGTGGAGTCGCACCCGCTCCCCCAGGTATTTTAAATCCTTATAGAGCACCATTAAACACTATGGATCCTCATCAATACCGTTGGCCTAATAAAGGTGGCGGAATTGCTAAACGTGGAAAAGGGGCTGCTTATAAAAGTGGTGGTCGTGTTACTGGAATCGCAAAACGTGGTTTTGGTAGAGCATTAATGAAGGGGAAAAACTAATGAGACAAAATGGTGTAAGAAGCAATGTCAGATTTCCATACTCAAGTGGTATGAAGAAAGGCGGCAAAGCTAAGAAGCAAGGTTACAAAGATAGAGAAGACGAATCTATCAGTGCAAGACGTGGAAAAGAATCTACTAAGAAACAATCTTTCAAAGACAGACGTGACGAGTCCTATGGAAAATGGGGCAAACGTAAAAGAGGAAAAATTAATAGATAATGCCACAATATTTTGATTCCACAGCAGCACGCCCAATGAAGACTAAAAAAAGTGTTTATGCTAAAGGTGGAAGAGCTAAATATTATGGTGGCGGACGAACTGATCTTTTAGAAGAACTGGGTCGTGTCGAAGCTAAACCTTCAAATCCAAATCGCAGAGCTGAAATATCTAGAGTCCATTCAGAATTGAATCAGGGCTATGCTACAGGTGGACGTGTTGGAGCTAAAGACGGCAAGTGGATTCAGAAAGCTACAGCTTCAATCAAGAAAAGGGGAACGAAAGGAAAATGCACTCCGATTACTAAACCTGGATGTACAGGTAGAGCTAAAGCATTAGCGAAGACATTTAAGAAAATGGCAAGAGAAAGAAAATCAGCTTAATGAGAGCAGTCTTAATAGACGCACTAGAGAAACAATACGAAGCCGAAATTGCAGCAGCAGATGCTGTGATTAAATTACTTTTAGAGAATTCTGTTGGGGTTAGTGAACATTTAAACCATCAAAAAGAATTAGATTGTCAGCTACATAAAGTGGCAAGTGCCGAAGAAAAATTACAGGTATTAAAAGATTATGAAATTCCAAAGGCGACTTTATAATGCCTTTTAAATCAGAAAAACAACGACGTTATTTATGGAAGAAACATCCTAAAATTGCTAGGGATTGGACAGATACTTACGGTAGTAAGCCTAGAGGAAAGAAGAAGAAAACAAAAAGGAGAAAAAAATAATGTTAAATATTGTAGTAACTTCTATCCAGCCTGCATTAAACAATACAATTAAAAAT